GCGTCTCCGTGGCTGATCTCTACAACAAGTTCAACGCCAAGCGGAGGTAAGCGATGCCCCAGGGTCAGGTGATTGGACGCGTAAGCGTCCGCGTCCTCCCCGACACCAGCGAGTTCCGCAGCAAGACTCGCAAGGCGCTGGACAAGGAGGAGAAGAACCTCAAGGTCGAGGTCCAGGTCATGCCCAACATGACCGGCTTCGAGCGGCAGTTGCTCACCGAAGTCAGCAAGATCAGCCAGCGCAACCGCCAGTCGGACGCGCGCAAGGTCAAGATCTACACACGCATCGACACGAGCACGATGAACGGCGAGCTGGCTCGGGCGGTCCGTGCGTACACCAACCGCGCCAAGAGCGGCGAGAAGGTCAAGCTCCAGTCGGAGCTCGACGCAGGCCACATCAAGCTGAAGATCAGCGACGAGTCCCTGCGTGACATGACCAAGCAGCTCAACGACTGGCGTGACCACAACTCCCCGCAGACGATCAAGATCAAGCCGGACATGTCTGCCGTCAGCGGGGCTGCGACCTCGGCTCGCCTGGGCCTGCTGACCCGGCCTCGCACGGTCTCGATCATCCCCGAGCTGAACAACGCCGCGGTCGCCAAGGTGGCCACCGCGCTCGCTGCGCTCTCCGGTGTGCGTGTGCTGAACAACCTCTTCGAGAAGTTCGGCAACATCCTGCGCAACCTCGACAAGAGCGTGCCGATCATCGGCTCCCTGGCTACGGCGATGGCCGGCCTCGCAGGCATGGCGCTCTCGGGCGCGAGCAACCTCTTCGCGCTGTCGGCTTCGCTGGCGCAGATCGGACCAACTGTCGCCCTGCTGCCCGGTCTCATGGGTGGCTTCGCGGTCGGCATCGGCGTCACGATCGCCGCGCTGAAGGACTTCAACAAGCAGATCCCCGAGGTCAAGAAGACCCTGTCGGATCTCCAGAACACGATCAGTACGAACTTCTGGGACAAGGCCCGAGCTCCGATCAAGGAGATGGTCGACTCTCTGCTCCCCGCATTCCGCAAGGGCGTTGCAGACACGGCCACCGAACTCGGCGGCTTCTTCGGGTCGTTCGCCAAGAACCTTGGAACGTCGCTGTCTCCGGCGATGGGGCAGATGTTCAACGACCTCTCGTCGTCCATCACCATCGCGACCGGCGGGACGCAGGCGTTCGCCGACATCATCGCGACCCTCGGCAAGGTCGGCACGTCCTACCTGCCGCAGCTCTCGCAGTGGTTCGTCAACATCTCCAAGCAGTTCGCCGACTTCCTCAAGGCCAAGGGCGAGAACGGGATCAAGGCCGAGATCGACCAGGGCATCCAGGCCCTGAAGGATCTGGGCGGCGTCCTCTACAACGTCTACGGCATCCTCTCCGGCGTCGCCAAGGCGGCCACGGATGCGGGCGGTACGTCACTGGGCTCTCTGAACGACGCGCTCGCGGCCATCCACAAGACGGTCGACAGCGACGGATTCCAGAACGGCCTCACGAACGTCTTCCTCGCCGCGCACCAGGCGATGCAGCAGATCGTCACCATCTCCGGCCCGGCGATCGAGAAGCTGTTCACGACCCTCGGTCACCTGCTGACGGCAGTCCTGCCGCAGGTGGGCGCGATCATCGGCACGGCCCTGAAGGCTGTGTCCGGCGCGCTCTCGCAGCCCGAGGTGTTCAACGGCGTCCTCGCCATGTTCAACGGCCTGGAAGACGCCGTCATCACGCTCGCCCCGGCGATGGCCCCGCTCGGCCAGGCCCTCGGCGCGATCATGCAGCTCGTCGGCGCGATGCTCCCGGTCTTCGCCCAGCTCGTCGCGGCGGCGATCATCCCGCTCGCGAACGCGTTCTCCGCGCTCGCCCCGATGCTCGCCCCGATCGTCCAGCTCCTGGGCGGCGCGCTGACGCAGGCGATCACCGGCCTGACGCCGATCTTCAACCAGCTCGTACCGATCATCGGGCAGGCGCTGACCACCGCATTCGGCGCGCTCCAGACGATCCTCCCCGTGATGGTCGACAGCTTCATGATGTTCATGACGGCTCTCGGACCGCTGATCGGCCAGCTCATCTCGGGCCTGGCTCCGATCCTGCCGGTGCTGGCTGCCGCCTTCAAGGGCATCGTCGAGGCCGCGATCCCGGTCGCGAAGATCCTGATGGACATCCTGTCCGCGGTCATCACTCCGCTGATACCCATGATCGCGGAGATCGCGGAGAACGCCCTGCCTCCCCTGGTGGATGCGTTCAAGCGCGTCGCCGAGGCGGTGCAGCCCCTGCTCACGGCGCTGCTCGCGGTCGTCAACTTCCTGATGCCGATCCTGGTTCCGATCCTCCAGTTCATCATCGAGATCCTGGTCGGCGCCCTGGTCGCCGCGATCAACGGTGTGGGCCTGGTCCTCGAAGGACTCAAGGAGTACTTCGTCGGAGTCTGGGAGTACGTCTCCGGATGGTTCCAGCTCTTCCTCGACCTGTTCACCGGCAACTGGGACCAGCTCGGGGCGGACGCCAAGCAGATCTGGGACGGCATCGTCGACATGCTGCACGGCGTCTGGGACATCATCCTCGGCGCACTGGAGTTCTTCTTCAACGTCGGCATCCTGGGCACCGCAGGCAAGGCCCTCAAGGGTCTGGGCACGCTGTTCAAGGCCGGCTGGACGGCCATCACCGAACTGTTCACGGGAGCCTTCGCGGCGATCCGTGGATACATCAGCCTGTTCTTCACCGGGGCCAAGGGCCTGGCGCTGGACGGCATGAAGGCCATCGGGAAGTTCTTCTCGGACGGCTGGAAGGCCATCACCGGCTACGTCCGGCTGTTCTTCTCCGGCGCCAAGCAGCTCGTCCTCGACGGACTGTCGTCCATCAAGAAGTTCTTCGTGGACGGCTGGAACTCGGTCAAGACGACCGCCTCGTCCAAGCTGAGCTCGCTGGTCTCGACGGTATCCGAGTGGATCAGCAAGGCCGTCGACAAGGTCAAGGAGCTGCCCTCCAAGGCGAAGGCCGGCCTCAGCTCCCTCGGCGAGACGCTGAAGACCGCCGGTATCGAGCTCATCAAGGGCTTCATCTCCGGCATCAGCTCGATGTTCGGCAAGGTCAAGGACAAGCTCGGCAGCCTCACCGACAAGCTGACCGACTGGAAGGGTCCGCTCCCCAAGGACAAGATCCTTCTCTACAACGCCGGTGTCGTGATCATCAAGGGCCTGATCAAGGGCCTTGAGTCGCAGTACGGCAACGTCAAGAAGTCCCTGACCGGACTGACTGACCTGATCGGCAAGGCGAAGCTGAGCAAGTCGGTGACCGCCAAGGTCAAGGCCGACCAGAAGCAGTTGAACACGCTGCTCGCGTCGTACGACAAGATCAAGGCGAAGCTCGACGACGCCAAGAAGTCCCTCGCGGACCTGAAGAAGGCCAAGGCCGACTACGCCGCGAACATCGCCCAGAAGATCGTTGCTGACGCCAACGTCACCAACATGGAGGGCGGCTTCACCGGGATCATCGAACAGCTCAAGCAGTCGGTGGACCAGGCGAAGAACTTCGCGGCCGTCCTCGCGAAGCTGAAGACGCTGGGGCTCAACGCCACCAGCTTCGACCAGCTCGCGCAGGCGGGGCCCGAGGCCGGCATGGCTGCGGCCGAGGCGATCCTCGCTGCGGGCAAGGCGGGCGTCAACCAGGTCAACGACCTGGAGAAGCAGCTCCAAGCGGCGGCCACCAAGGTCGGCAACACCGCAAGCCAGGTGATGTACGACAACGGCATCCACATGGCTGAGGGACTGGTCAAGGGCCTGGAATCACAGGCCAGCAAGATCGAAGACCAGATGCTCAAGATCGCGGACTCGATGGTGAAGGCCATCAAGAAGGCGCTCGGCATCCACTCTCCCTCGCGAGTGCTGGCCAGGATCGGCGCCTACGTCGGTCAGGGATTCCGTAAGGGTCTGCTCTCCGAGCGGTCCAACATCGCCTCGGCGGTGGAGGACAGCCTGCTCATCGGACAGACCACCAACTCCACGGCACGCAACATCGCTTCGGCGGTGGGCAGCGCCCTGGGGTCCGGCTCCTCGACCGGAGGCAGCTCGAAGACTCTCAACTACTACGCGGCCCCCGGCTCCTCCCTCGGCTCCGAGGAAGATCTGTTCGCCGCCGCCAACCGAGCCCGGATGGGATGGTGAAGTAAGTGCCAAAGCTCCTGCTCGTAAGCGGCGCGGACACGATCAACCTCAACGAGATCGACGAGTTCGGGATCGGGTTCCAGGCCAAGGCCGGCGTGACTGGCCTTGGCCTGCCGCCCGTCTCGGTCCAGTGGTTGGAAGGCGCCGGAGACGGCGCTGTCTTCCGAGGCACCCGAGTTCAGACCAGGGACATCGACCTCCCCATCGAGATCCTGGCGCTCGACCGAACGGACCTGCAAGCGAAGCTCTCCCGGCTGGCCCTCGCGCTGGCCGGGGGGTGCTCGCTGGTCCTCCAGAACGGCGACGGTACCCGGTGGAGTACGGACGTCCACCGCGTCGGAGGTGGCGAGTACACCTACGGCGAAGACAGCATCGGGCAGACCGAGTTCCAGACGGTCATCACCCTGCGGGCCGGCGACCCGTACTTCACCAGCTCGGCACAGCAGGTGCGCACGATCTCCGGCGCCGGGACGTCGGGCGCGTTCCTGACCAACATGGTGACCATGACGATCGCCCCCTCGCAGGCGATCGGCTCCATCGACCTCTCCAACTCGGGCGACGCTGCGGCCTACCCGGTATGGGAGGTCCGCGGTCCGGGCGACCACTTCACTGCCACCTCGCCCACGGGCGAGACGCTGAAGTGGACCGGCACCCTGACCGCCTCGGAGAAGTTGGTCATCGACACCCGCAAGGGGACGGTGATCGACGGGACCGGCGCCAACCGGTACGACCTGCTGGACACCGCCCCACGTTTTTGGACCGTGCAGCCCGGCGACTCCACCGCGGTCGCCTCTCTGTTGAACACCACCAGCGCTTCGCAGATCACCTGCTCCTGGTATCCCCGGAAGTGGATGGTGATCTGAGTGCGCCTGCAAGACATCACCGTCGAAGTGCGTGACAAGACGCTGGTTCGTCAGGGCATCATCCGCCCCGAGGAGCTGGTCCTCGAACTCACGGACAACTTCAACAACCTCGGCTCCTGGAAGCTGAGCCTGGCGTCCGAGCACCCACTGTGTGACACGCTCCGGACGCCGGGCTCCGGCATCATCGTGACTGGCCCGAGTGACGTCCTTCTGTCCGGGCCGATGGTGAGTTCGGAGTTCGCTTCGACTCCCACCGACCCGGACGGGACGGTGTCCTTCACGGGCGTGTCAGACACTGTCTGTCTGGCTGACGCACTGGCCTACCCACAGCCGTCCAACGCTGACGGCGCCAGTCAGACAGAGGCGCATGACGTGCGCAGCGGCCATGTCGAGACCGTCATGCACGCGTACGTCAACGCCAACATCGGCCCGGCAGCCCCGGCAGCCCGGCACAAGACAGGGCTCATCATGGGCACGGACCTGGCCCGCGGACCGATCATCAACCAGTCCGCCCGCTTCCCCGTGCTCGGCAACCTCCTCACCGAGATCGCCCTCCTGGGCAACCTCGGCTTCCGCGTCGTGCAGCGTGGGGCGAACCTGGTCTTCGAGACCTACGCGGTCACCGACCGCACGGCGTTCGTCCGGCTCGACGTCCGCAACGGGACGCTGTCCGGACAGAAGGTCGGTATCTCTCCACCCGGCGTTACGCGCGCCATCGTGGCGGGCCAGGGCGACCTTACCGACCGGCAGTTCCTCGAAGCCGACACCCCCGAGTCCATCGCCGCTGAGGCTGGCTGGGGCCGGCGCATTGAAGTGTTCGTCGACCAGCGCAACACCAGCGACTGGGCCGAGCTTCAGCAGGCTGGCGATGAGGCCCTGACCGACTCCGGGTTCACCGCGGTCAACGTGCAGGTCGTCCCGATGGAGGACAGCCAGGCCCGCTTCGGCAAGGAGTGGGGACTTGGTGACTCGCTCGTCGTCATCGTCGATGACCAGGAGCTGAAGTCCACCGTCACCGGCTACGTCATCAAGTGCGACCGGGACGGCTTCAAGCTCGGCGCTCTCCTCGGAGATCCCACCGGCTTCGACGCGAGCGCCGCGCTGAACAAGCGCGTGACCAACACCGAGACCCGCCTGTCCAACCTGGAGGCCAACTCCACGGGAGGCGGCGGCTCCTCTCCGTCCGACCAGATCATGCAAATCATGGGGGTGTGGTAACCGATGGCGAACACGCCGAAGCGCCTGTCCAGAGGTAGCACCTCGACGACCCTGACGAGCGTCTACACCGTGCCGACGAGCACGACGACGATCGTGACGAACCTCGTGGTGACCAACTCCGGCACCACCGCGGCGACGATCCTGATCCAGCTCGCCGGGCTGTCGATCATCCCGAACACCTCGCTCCCCGCGAACGGCATCTTCACCCTCGACATCTCCCAGGTGATGGACGCGGGCGACACGGTCAAGGTCCAG